TATGGGAGGCACGCGTACGACAAACCCTTTCACAAGGAGCCGATGCCGACTTCTTAGACGGCGTGCAAGAACTCGATGGTGATATAACCCAAATGGGCGAACACAATGTGATTCATATCCCTACAACCGAGTTTGAACCCGAAGTGCTCATCAACAACAGCACCTACCCCCTCGCTATCCAAGACTACACCGAAAGCGAAGTCGTGGTAAAATTGGATAAGTACCAAACCAAACCTACTAAGGTTACCGACGACCAAACCATCGGAGCAAGCTACGACAAAATCGATGCAGTAACCCGTAGCCACACTAACAAAATCAATGTACGCAAGTACAAAAAAGCACTACACGCTATTGCTCCAGACAAAGATACCGCTGCTACCCCAGTCCTCACCATTGCAGGTACTGAATGTACCTACAACGACATTGTAGCCCTCAAAGCAAAATGTGATAAAGCAGGATGGCCTCTCAAAGGTCGCCGACTTGTCTTGTGCTATGACCACTACAACTCCCTCCTTAAAGATAGAGAACGTTTTGGCGACCAGCTTATCAACTATCGCAACGGAAAGACAGCCCCAGTGATTGCAGGCTTTGAAATCAAAACCTACGAACAGCACCCTCACTACAATGCCGCAGGACAAAAAATCGCTTTCGACCAAGTGCCTACAAGTACCGATAAACCCGCTTCAGTAGCCTTTGTAGTAGATGCCATACGCAAAAAAACAGGGCTCACTAAGCAGTATTATTCCGAAGCCAAACAAGATACCCAAAACCAAGCAAACCTCTTGGCTTATCGCCACTACTTTATTGCTTTGCCTTTGGAGAAAAAGTACATCGCTGCACTGAAATAATGTTTAACCCAAAAAGGAGGGGAAGCCTCAGAAAAGCCCCAAAGTAACTCAATTAGCACGCTTTTTCTGTAACCTTCCCCCCTTACTAATAACACAAACCCTATGGATACCATATTCAATGATAACCCCAATTTAGATGTAGCCTACAAAACCGCTGACGGCAAATACTTCTACACCGAAAACGGCGCGCAAAACCACGCCCAAACCCTCAAAAATAAAGAGGTAAAAAAAGTAGTACGTACAGAAGAAACTACAGAAAAAGAGGAAGTAAAAAATGAGGTAGTTACTGAAACAGAAGAGCCTCAAACAATAGTAGCCGCTGAACCCTCAGAGCCTTCAGAAAATACTAATAATTCAGAAGTTTCTGACAATTCAGAAGCCCAAAAGCCTTCAGAAAGCACTGATAGTTCAGAAGTTTCTGACAATTCAGAAACCCCAAAGTCTTCAGAAAACTCTGATAGTTCAGAAAACTTAGACCCCTCTGAAGAGCAAGACAAAACACGTTTTGAACTCAAACCTAACAAACAAAACAAACGCTAAACAATGAACGGAGTAAAATTCATAAAAAAAAACGGTGGCTTAGGGCGTGAACTCGCAGGTGAAGACCATATCTCTGGGCTTATCGTTTATGGTGAGACAGCCGTTGCCCCTACCTTATTGCTTTCAGTAGAAGAGCTTAACGGCAAGAATATTTTCCCCGATACAACCCCCGTGTTGCATTATCATATAACCGAGTTCTTTCGTATCAATGAAGGGGCAAAGCTATACGTGCAATCGGTAGCAAGTGCCGACGGCAATTACACCGAAGTAAAAACCCTGCAAGCATTCGCCCAGGGCAAACTCCGACAAATCGCCATTTGCGACTTCAAAACCGAGCTTTCGGGCTTAGACAACGCCCTTAGCAAGCTGAACGCTATCGGCAAGGAGTTAGCCAAACGTATCACCCCTGTAAGCCTATTGTATAGCTTTAAACTCAAAGCCGAAGATATTGCTAACCTCCCCGATTTGCACACCAAAAGTGCCGAGCTTGTGAGCGTAGTGATAGGTCAAGATGGTGCTGGGCGTGGGGCTTATATCGCACAAACTACCCCTGCAGTGGGTTGTATAGGGGCTGCCCTCGGAGCCCTATCCAAAGCCAGCGTACACGAAAGCATTGGCTGGGTAGAGAAACAGAACTTAGTAACTGTTGCTTACAATAAAGGTCTTACAGGCGATGTACTGCAAGCCCTTGAGTTAGATGTCCCCGCTTTAGCAGACGGTACCAAGCTTGGCAGCCTAACCCCTGCACAAGTAGAAGCCTTGAACGGCAAAGGATATATTTTCCTTACCCAATATGCAGGCAATGCAGGCACCTACTTCAATGATAGTTTCACCGCTACAGCTGCCAACAGCGACTTTGCCTATATTGAGAATAACCGTACCATCGACAAAGCTATCCGTGAACTCAACCGCGTACTCGTTCCTAAGATTTCAGGGCCTGCCTATATTGACCCCGACACGGGCAGCCTACAAACAGCCACTGTATCGGCTATTAGTGCCCTTTGTGAGGAGCCTTTGGATGCAATGAAGCGCAATGGTGAGCTCAGCGGGTATAAGGTGTATATCAACCCACGCCAGCGCATTTTGCAAACCTCCAAGTTAGAGGTAGTACTCAAAATAGTACCCGTAGGCACTATGCGTGAGATAGAAGTAGCTATTGGCTTTGCCCTTAGCGTATAGCAATTTAATAACCATTTAAAAGCACTTTTAAAATGTTAGAATTAGAACCCCTTATCAACGGAAGAGAATACGGATGGGCAGATATCATCTGCACTATCGGGGGCGTACCCGTTACGGGTATTGTTGCCATAAAGTACGAAGAGGAGCAGGAGAAAGAGAACGTATATGGTGCGGGGCGCCACCCTGTGAGTCGTGGGTATGGCAGAGTGAAGACTACCGCTTCTATCACTGTGCTTGCCTCAACCGCAATGGCACTGAAAGCTAAAGCTCCCAACGGACAGCTACACCGCATTGCGCCTTTTCCTATCACAGTGAATTATCAGCCCGACAATCAGCCCTTGGTAACTCATATACTAAAGAATTGTGAGTTTCAAAAAACACCTTTTGAATGGAAGGAGGGCGATATGCACAAAGAAGTAGAATTGCCACTCATTGTAAGCCACGTAGTAGATAAAAGCATTTAGTGGGTAGCACCCACAAGCAAGTATTAAAAAGAAGTAAAAATGGAAGATAAATACACATTTGTAGAAGATAATAAAGCTGACGAGTCCGCTACTATTTGCGGATTATCGGCAGCCGAAATACAAACCCTTAAAGAGGAACACGGAGAGCTGGTACTGGTAGAAGTAGCTTCAGAAGGTAAAACCCAGCAAGTGATTTTCAAAGAACCTACCTTTAAGCAGTTGGAGGTTATTACCAAAATGGCTAAGACAGACGAGGTAAAATCAGCCCAAGCCGCCTATGTTAATTGTGTAGTAAAAGCCGATGAGGCAATAGCAAACCGCGATTTATTGAAGCTAAAAGCAGTAGAAGCCTTATTGGCACGCATACAGCAAACTAAGGCAAATGCAAAAAACTTGTAGGCTCGTTGCTATCTGATAAGGATAGTGTAGAGCCTAATAACAGAGAAGAATGGAAAGCAGAGGCACTCATACGCACCAACTTTGGGGTAGCCCCCGAAAGCCTGCAAGCCAGCCAATGGTGCAAACTCTATGCGCAAGCAATGTGGTTAGAGCATTGGCGTATGCAAAACCAAGCCGAATTATTTAAGGTACTTATGGGTGGGTAGGTCAAACCAGCCATTGGTTAAGAAGTTCAAAACTACTAATACCACAAGCGTAAGCAGGCTATAACCCGACATAGTGCCTCCAAAGCCAAATAACCATTGGCAAAGGAACCCTATAAGGGTTAAGAAGATAGCAATAATGTTTAATATCCAATAAAGCGCTTTCATAAGTAACAATGTTTAACGCGGCAAATATACAAAATTAAAATGAATAACTCGTTTAATTTCGGAATAAATTTTAATGTGGCAGGCGGTAATGATGTGTCGGCTATATTTGTCGGTTTGTTTAAAAACATTGACATACTACAAGCTGAAATTACTCAAATCAATCAGACGCTCAACACTTTCGCCGAAAACACTACAAAAGCTATTGAGGGGGTGGCTAAAAGCGTTAAAGAAAGCACTAATCTTTCTAAGCTGAATTTTGCAGCTATGCTGGACTTTGCCGATAGGACAGCTACCTCACTAAGTAGCCTTTCTGCCCCTGGTATCGCCCTTGAAAAGAACCTCGCCGAACTTTCGGCTATCACAGGCGTTACAGGTGAGGGACTGAAAGCTATAGAAATGGCGGCACGTGATACGGCTAAAACCTTTGGTACTTCGGCAGTAGATAACGTGGAAGCCTATAAGATGATGCTTTCACAGCTTAGCCCCGATATTGCTAAGAACAGCGAGGCAATGAAGCTGATGGGCGAGAATGTGAATATCCTTTCCAAGCAAATGGGAGGCGACACCATAGCCGCTACCGATGTACTCAACACCTCGCTGAACCAGTTCGGGGTAAGTATGGAAGATCCTATCAAGGCGGCAAAGGTGATGACCGAGATGATGAATGTGATGTCTGCCGCTGCCCAAAATGGTTCGGCTGAACTCCCACAAATCAAGCAGGCATTAGAGCAGGTAGGTATGGTAGCCAAAACTACTGGGTTATCATTTGCTGAAACCAACGCCTATATTCAGCTTCTCGACCAAGCAGGCAAGAAAGGAAGCGAAGGAGGGGTTGCCTTGCGCAACGTACTGACTACTCTTTCTGAAGGTCGCTTCACCTCCAAGCTGGCTGCTGACGGACTCAAAGCTGCAGGTATTAGCACCGACTATTTGGCGGATAGCAGCATACCCCTACACGAACGCCTAAAGACTTTACGCAAGATACAAGGCGACACTGCCCTAATGACCAAGGTATTTGGCAAGGAGAATATGGCGGCTGCCATTGCCCTTATCAATACGGCTGATGAAGCTGAAGCGATGACGCAAAAGATAGAGGGCACCAACTCGGCAGTAGAACAGGCGGGAGTGATTATGGAAAGTGCAGCAGAGAAAAATGCACGAATTACAGCACAAGTAGAAGACTTTAAAATTGCGCTTTTTAACGCTACAGGAGGAGGTATAGGCTATGCCAGTGTAATAGGAGATATTACTAAAGAAATCACCAATCTTGCTCCCTTGCTTAGAGGGCTTTATAACGGTATTACTTTCTTAATCAATGCCGAAAAACGCGCCGCCTTATGGTCGGGTATTCTATCCGTAAAAACAGCCGTATGGGCAGGCGTTACCAAGGCAATGGCAGTAGCACAGGGCATACTGAATGCTGTAATGAATATGAACCCTATAATGCGTATAGTAAGTGCCATTGCCCTATTAATAGGCTATGTTGTTACCGCTATTAAGTACTTTGATAGCTTTGGTAGTACAATGTTAGTGCTGTTAGGCCCTATAGGAATGCTCATCAGTGCTTTTATGATGATTAAGCGGCATTGGGATAGCATCGTCGAAGCCTTTAAATCAGAAGGTATATTAGGCGCGCTTAAGCGTATAGGGTTAGTGCTGTTGGATGTAATTATGCACCCCTTGCAAAAGATATTAGGTTGGGTAGCGGAGCTTACAGGCTGGCAATGGGCTACAAATGCCGCTGGCAGTGTGGAGGAGTTTCGCAAGAATATGAACTTAGTCTCTGATGAGGAAAAGGCTAACACCAAAAAAGAAGACGATAAACCACAAGAGGTAACGGTAGTAGAAAACAAAGACAGCTTTGACCTTACCCAAAACAAACCTACGGTACCTACCGTTGGTGGCGTGGCAGCTACTAAAACGATGAATAGCACGGGGGTAGGAGGCGACAAAGGCAAAAGTGAAAACAAAGTGCGTAACCTGAGTATCGGTAAGATGATGGATAACTTTAATGTGTATATGAATACTGAAAAAGGTATAGATAAGCAGCAGCTATTGCAAGCTGTAAGAGAAGTATTACTAACTGCTACTGCCGACTTTGCAGGGGCTAATGATTGACGAATATGATACACTTTAACTTTCAACCCCAGCCCGAAACGATTGCTAAAACGGTAGCCTTAAACTTGGCTTTTCGTTTTGGTATGCAAGCGGGCAAGCCTTTAGAGGTTAAGAAGTTTGACGGCGAGTTTGTCGCAACAAGCGACTTAGAAAACCGCCCTTGGCTTACCTCCTTGCGTATGAGTACCCACCACGAGGGCGAGCGTTACAGCTTATTGTTCCCCGAAGTGATTATCTCAATAACCCAACAGCGCAACATAGTAACAACCCCTCTACAAGGGCGTGACGGCACGATTAAGGAGTATATTAGCAATGGCGACTACAACATTACCCTCGACCTCGCCATTACCGATTACGAGGGCGAACCTGGGGAGCAAGCTAACGAGGCGTTTTTATTGCCAAAACAGGACTACCCGCTAAGTCAGTTAGAAACCTTGCGCAAACTACTCACTACTCCCGAAGCGGTGGAAGTAGAAAGCGACTTTCTCTATGCGTTCGGTATCAAGTCGGCAGTAGTAACCTCTTTCTCCTTGCAGCAAGAAACCCACAGCAATCGCCAAAGCGTACAGGTACAAATGCTATCGGACGAACCTTACGAAATAAAGCAAATACAAGACGATTATGTTAAGACTTTGTAGCAGAATAACCATTGAGGCGGGTGGCACTCGATGGCAGTTCACAGCAGTAGCCGAGTGTAACATTGTGGAAGATATGGGTAGCCTTACCGATACTTGCGAACTGAAGTTGCCTCGTAATATCAAATGGCAAGGGCAGGTAGCACCCGCAGGCAATAATAAAGAGATGATTTATCCACCCATAAAAAGAGGTGACCGCATTACAGTAGAGCTCGGTTATGATGATGATTTAAAAGTACGCTTTGCGGGTTACGTGCGTTCGGTAGATGCCAAAGTGCCTATCACCATAAAATGTGAAGACGGTATGTTCTTACTCAAATCGCTAAAAGCCAAGCCTAAAGCCTTTAAGAATGCTACCCTAAAAGAGATAGTGGAACACCTACTCAAAGACACGAATATCGCCTACAAACTCATTGACGATAACATTCATATAGGGGCGTGGCGCATCACCCAGCCTAACGTATCGCAAGAGTTGCAGGAACTGAAGGACAAGGTAATGCTTAGTAGTTATTTTAGGTTTATTGAGGGGCAATCGGTGTTGTACATCGGCTTAGCCTACCCTATAGACAACCGAAGGAAGCTGTTTTTTAGGCACGGCAGAAATATCATCAGTGAGGACTTTACCTATAGAGAAAAAGACGATATAAGGGTACGTGTGGAGGCACAGAGTTTTAACGCCAAGCATAAGAAAATCACCTACGAGTACGGCGACAAAGAAGGCGAGGTCATAAAGCTCCGCATAGACGGACTAACAGAGGAGGAGCTAAAGAAGTACGCCCTACAAGCCTTAGAACGCTACAAACAAAGCGGCTTTAAGGGCTCGTTTGAGACTTTTGGTGTACCCGAAGTAAGTAAGTGCGATATGGTGGAAATCCTTGCCTCCGACGGCAATAGTGGTACTTATTTAGTGAAAAAGAATGAGGTTAGTTTCGGTACCAATGGCTACCGACAAAAGATTGAATTAGGGAACGCATTATGATAAAAGAACTGATACAGCAATTAGCCAATACGGGGCAGGAACTATACGCCAAGGTGTGCGAGGTAACCTCTGTAGATGAGGAGGCTAAAACCGCTGATGTAAGTCCCTTAGACGGCAGCTCGCCCATTAACGATGTGTATTTAGTAGTAGATTTTGAACAAGGAGGTTTTTACCTACAGCCTAAAGTGGGTTCGCTGGTATGCGTGGCTTTTATCAACAAGGAAACAGCAATAGTAGTAGGAACCTCCGAGCTGGAGAAAGTAGAATGCATCTTAGGAGGTTTTACCCTAAAGATAGAAGACGGCAAACTACAACTCAAAAATGAGCAAGCCGATTTTAAAACCCTTTTAAATGACTTTTTAAACGAACTTAAAAACGCAATCATACAAACCCCCGCAGGCCCTGGCAACTTTGCCCCGAATAATGTAGTGAAGTTTGAAGAGATTAACAACAAAATAAACGCACTATGGCACTAAACAAACAAGCCCTAACACAAGGCATTATCGACCTTCAGCAGGATATGCTTACCAAGACAGAGGCAAGCCCAAGAGAGTACGCCGAACGCTTAGCCTCTCTTATTCACGACTTTGTCTGCAGTGGCGAGGTAACAGTAGCTGCCGGTATCAGTGTAAACACAACAGGAACGGCAGCCGCCCAAACGGGTGCTACTATAAGTGAAGGAAAAGGGAAAATAACTTAAAAAATACATCACAATGGAATGGATAACAGAAGTACTTAAAGAGCATTTTGGTTCGTTTATCGGTATGGTATTATCGGGCTTAGCAG